TGACTCAATGTCTGCCAGAGAGCAACCAATGTTGTTTGAAACATCCACAATGGGAAATATCCGTGAGAGTGTTTTTGATAACGAATACGAATACATAGAAAATGTAATTGCAGGATACGAGGGAATCGAGGGTGGAATTGAAGATAACACTTTGCTCCCTATCATTTACGAATTAGATAAAAAAGAATACTGGACAGATGAGAAAAAATGGTATCAAGCGAATCCATCACTTGGAAATATTAAGAAGCTAGATGAAATCAGAAACAAAGTAAAGAGAGCCAGAAACAATCCAACAGAAGTATCAAACTTGCTATGTAAAGACTTCAACATAAGAGTAACTTCAGAGGAAAAATGGCTTACATTTGAAACAGCAAATAATGAGGATACATTTAACATAGATGACCTACAAGATACATATGCCATCGGAGGTGCTGACCTATCTTCTACTACTGACTTAACTTGTGCAACATTGATAATCATAAAACATGGAACAACATTTGTACTTCAGCAATACTTCATAGCAAATGCAAAACTAGAGGAAAAAATAAAAGAAGATAAAATTCCTTACGATGTGTGGAACAAACGTGGATTAGTAACACTCTGCGATGGTGCAAAAGTGAATTACTCTGATGTCACAGCATGGTTTGTAAGAATGCATAACGAATACCAGATAAATGCTTTGTGGGTTGGATATGATCCATGGAATGCACAATACTGGGTTGAGGAAATGCAGGACACAGGCTTCACTATGATAGAAGTCCGTCAAGGATTTAAAACATTATCAAATCCAATGAAACAACTGGAAGCGGACTTGATTGAAAAGAAAGTAAATTACAATAACAATCCTGTACTTAAGTGGTGCTTAACAAATACAGCTGTGAAGAGGGATGAAAATGATAACATCCGACCAGTAAAAGGAAAACAACAAAGAGCCAGAATTGATGGAAGTGTTTCACTTCTAATTGCTTACTGCATACTCGCAGAAAAATATACAGATTACATGAATTTGATGGGAGAATAACCGTGAAAAAAGAAAAACGAAGTTTATTCAATTTGATATTTGGAAACAAACAGGATAAGCAGAAAGCACAAAATACATACCTGAAAATGCTGAACTCCTACACTCCAATTTATACAACTGTAGGAAAAAATTATTCAGACTATTACTTAATAAAAACTTGCATAAATACGATAGCCACACATGGTGCGAAAATGCTTCCAAAACACATTAAAAATACCAAGGGTAATATTACACCATTTGATGGAGAAATTAATTATTTGCTATCAAAGAAACCGAATCCGTGGATGAATACATATGACTTCTTGTACAAAATCATTACGATACTTTATAAATACAATAACGCATTTGTATTTATTCATAAAGATAACACAGGAATGATAACAGGCTTCTATCCAATAGAAGCAGGTGCATATGAATTGTGGCAAGATGAGAAAAACGAAATATACTTGGATTTCAAATTCATAAATGGACAGGAATACATACTGCCATATAAAGAGATCATTCATCTTCGTAGATTTTATGATAGCCATGAATTGTATGGAGATACAAATGATTCATTAAAAGCACCAATCGAAGTAGCTAATACTGCCATGCAAGGAATAGACAATGCAATCAAAACAAGTTCATATCTTCGTGGAATACTAAAGTTCACACAGAATATGCTGAAGCAATCAGACCTTGTGAAATTCAAAGATAACTTTGTAAAGGACTTCATGAATATAGAAAACGAAAGTGGAATCGCAGTCCTTGATCAGAGGGCGGAGTTCCAAGAGGTAAATACAAGTCCAGTTACGCTAACCAGAGAGCAACTAGCCTACACTAAAGAAAACATATACAACTACTTCAATATCAATGAGGATATCATAAGAGGAAAATTCACAGATGATGAATGGAACGCATACTTCGAATCGGTAATCGAACCATTATCAATTCAATTATCTTTGGAATTTACAAATAAGATATTCACAAAAGAAGCGGTACAAGATGGACACAAAATAATCTTCAGCGTGGATAGAATCCAATATGCAAAAACAACCACAAAGATACAAATGCTAAAAGAACTTGCAATACTTGGATTATACACAGTTGATGAAGCAAGAGCCATCATGGATATGTCACCTATTGGCGGAGATGAGGGTTCAAAGAGAATACAAACACTAAATGTAATCAATACAGATATAGCTGATCAGTATCAAAGTGGAAAGAATGAGGTGGATACAGATGACAAAGAATAAAAAAGAAATAAGACTTCTAGAAGTAAGAGCCACAGAAAATGAAGATATGACAATCGAGGGTTATGCTGTTGTATTTGAGTCACCTGCTACACATGGATGGACAGAGATAATTGATAAGAAAGCCTTTGATGATTGCGACATGGATGATGTTTGCATGAAGTACAACCATGAAGATAACTACCTACTTCTTGCAAGAACCAGAAACAAAAGTCTGGAACTTACCGTAGATAAAAAAGGATTAAAAATAAAAGCACATCTAATTGATACAACCTCAAACAGAGATATCTATAAATCAGTACAAGCAGGACTTCTAGATAAGATGAGTTTCTGCTTCACAGTTGCTGAAGATGAGTGGGATTATGAGGAAAACACCAGAAGAATAATCAGAATAGATAAACTCTACGATGTATCAGTTGTGGATGTTCCTTTCTATGACACCACAGAAGTATTCGCCAGAAGCCTTGAAGAATATAAAGAAGAAAAAGAAAAATACGAAAGATTAAAACTAGAAAAAAAGAAATTATTATTGTTGTTAGAAATGAGCTGGTAGAAGCTCTTTTTTTATTGGTGGTAGAACCAATAAAGCGGTGGTAGAACTGCTAAAAATTTAAGAAAGTGAGGATCACAAAATGACACTTAAAGAATTAAGAGAAAAGAAATTAGACTTAAAAAAGAAGATTCAGGAAGCCAGAACAGAGGGTGACCTTGAAATCATCAAAGAAGAGTTGTTAGCTTTGCAAAAAGCTGAAGAAATCCTCCAAGAACAAATTGATTCAGAATCAGAAAATGAAGATACAACTGATGAAGAAAACAAAGATGAAGAATCAGATGAGGATGAAGAGGAAAATCCTGTAGATGAAGAAAATGAAGAGGAACTTGTTGATGAAAGAAGTTTAATCAAAAAGACCACCACTCCAATACCTGCAGAAAAAAGAAACATGAATGATATCAAAATATTAAAGAAAGTTGAGGAAAACAATATGGATGAGATGAATATTTTAGCAAGTGCAGAATATAGAAGTGCATTCCTAAAAAGATTACAAGGGAAAGCATTAAATGAAGCTGAAAAAAGAGCAATGACCACAGCAGTAGAAAGTGTTGGTGCAGGAATACCAACTACATTACTAAATAAAATTGAGGAAAAGTTAAGACAGACTTCTGCCCTATTTAATGAAGTTGAAGTATTAAACCTTCCACGGATACTTAAGTATACCAAAGGAAAATGTAACAAACGATGCTTCATGGGTTGAAGAAAATACAGCCTCTACAGATGTAGATGACACATTATCTGCAATCAACTTTGGTGCATTCAAACTTATTAGAACAATATCAATTACAGCAGAAGTTGAAGCAATGACAATCGATGCATTTGAAAGTTACATCGTATCAAAGCTAACAGATAAGATGGCAATCGCAATTGAAAATGCAATCTTAAATGGTACTGGAAATGGACAGCCAAAAGGAATCCTAAAAGAAACAGGAATCACAAAAGTGTTATATGCAAAAGATACAAAACCAACATATGCTGACCTTTGCAAAATGATGGCAAATCTTAAATCAGGATATAAGCCAAATGCAAAATTCGTAATGAGTTCAAAAATGCTATGGGAAACAATTGCCACAATTGTAGTTGGAAACCAACTTGTATTCTTGCCAGATCCTACTGGAGAATTTGCAGGCAGAATCTTTGGTAAGCCAGTAATTGAGGATGATTACATAGCAGATAACAAAATCTTACTTGGTAACTTAAAGAAGTACACAATTAACTTCAACAAACCAACTGAAGTAACATCGGATGAATCCGTTGAATTTAGAAAAGGAAACAAAGTATACAGAGCCATGAGCTTACTTGATGGTAAAGTTGTAAATGAAGAGGGATTTGTAGTTCTTGAAGAATCACCTACTCCAACTATATAAGAAATGAGGATAAAAAATGGATAACTTATTGAGTACAGCTAAAGAAGTGTTGAGCATTATACCCACAGCAACAGGAAAAGACAATGAAATAAATATGCTCATCAAATCTGCGAAAAAAGATATGGAGAGATTAAACATAGATGTTGAAAATCACATATCAAATGACTT